GCACTCCGAGCAGCCAGCTCCGACGACCTTCGCAGGTTCGCCATCGAGGAGCGTCGCCGTGCAGCACGCGACTTCGCATCGCGCGAGAGCAGCTGCGCTGGCGCCGAGGAGTTGGCCGATGACATGGACGCCGCCCGAGTCGCCCTCGCTGGCGAGTACCTGGCACCGTGACCGGAGAGCAGGCCGCCGACATCATCGTCCGACTCGACGCGGGATGGCCCGACCGGTGGGACGCCACCAAGGTCGACCTCTGGCTCGAGATGCTCCAGGAGCTCGACTTCGACGACACCTTCGAAGCCGTCACCGAGCTGTTCCGGATCAGCGAGAAACTGCCGACGTTCGCCACACTGCGGACCCGCGTCGAGATGGCCGACCGTCGCCGCCACCCCGGCCTGCCCGCGTCACCGTGCCTGCGCTGCAAGCATCAGCCGGCCGAGGTCGGGCGCACCCGGTGCGCGCCGTGCCAGCTGATCGTCGACGACGAGGTTGCTCGAGGGGTGGTGTCGCCGGCGATGGCGGGTGCGATCGCTGCTGCTCATCGGTCACGGCGGGCCAAGACCGAGGTGGTGGAGTGACGTCTCGTGGGGCGCGCGAGACGGGTCGGTTTTTTTGGTGGAACTTCCCCCGGGATGTCGTCCCGGCGCCTCTCTCTCCCTGGATGCAGTTCGGGCTGATTCGGGCCGGATCCTGGCCGATCGTCGCCATCCGTCGCGGATCGGGGCGCAATGCCGCGCACCGGTAGCCCGTACGGAGCCCAGTATCAGCGGCGCCGCCGCCGGCTACTGGGGCGGCCGTGTGAGCTGCGGCTGGTGTGCAGCGGTGCGCCGGCGACCGAGGTTGATCATGTCCCGCCGCTGTCACGGCATCGCCACGTCGAGGGCTCGGGGTGCTGTCGGGAGCGGCCGGCGTGCGGTCCGTGTCAACGCCGCCAGGCCGTCAACCTCGCGAACGAGACCCGAGGCCGTCGCGGCCGTGTCGTCGACGAGCTCCTCGAGATGCCCGAGCCGGTCGGGTTCGACGTCGACGACTCGATCTGGGACGTGGCGCCGTGGTTGGATGATCTCCGGGAGGTGCCGGCCGATGCGGTGTGGCCGCGGCTGATGACCGCGCCGCACCCTCGCGCCGTCGACTCGCTCGGCCTCGAGTTCGAGTGGTGGTGCCGCACCCATCGGCAGATCACGCTGCGATGGTGGCAGCGGCTCGTCGCCCGCCGACTGCTCGAGGTCGACGCCGATGGCCGGCTGGTGTGGCTGGTGCTGATCCTGACGCTGGCCCGCCAGCTCGGCAAGTCGTGGCTGCTGTGGCTGATCTTGTCGTGGCGGCTGCACCAGGGCGAGCGCTTCGGCCGCCCACAGCGGCTGGTGCACATGTCGATCCAGATGTCACAGGTCCGTGACGTGATGGCCCGCGAACTCAGCTACGCCGACGCCCGCCCTGATCTCTACGCGACGCTGGACAACAACAACGACACGTCGATCGAGTGGCTGCGCGACGGATCGAAGTGGGTTCGGGTGGTGCGCGGCACGGCCCGCGCCGGCGGCGCCTACGGCCAATCGGAGGTCGCGGTCGGTGTCGTCGACGAGGCCTGGTCGATCCCCGCGGCGGTCGTCGACGACGGCCTCGAGCCGACCATCGTCGAAAGCGAGCAGCCGTGGCTGGTGCTGATGTCGACCGCGCATCGCATGTCGACGGCGCTGATGCTCGACCGGCGCAGCTCGGCGCTCGACGACATGTGGGCACCGCAGCTGCCGGTGCTGATCGTCGAGTGGTCGACGCCGCGCTACTACGGCCTCGACGACGTCGACGGGTGGCGGCTGGCGTCACCGGTGTGGTCCGGGCAACGCGAGCAGCTGATCGGCATGCGCGTCCAGCGCGCCCTGTCGGGTTTCGCCTCGGAGGATCCGAACGAACCGGATCCCGTCGAATCGGTGCGCGCCCAGTGGCTGAACCAGTGGCCGATCAAACTGACCGTCCAGGGCAAGGTCGAAGCGCTGCTCGGCGGCGACCGCTGGGCTGGGCTGACGGCGCACGGCGAGGTCCCGCGGCGGGTGTGGGTCGCGGTCGCCGACAACTTCGGGCGCGGCGCCGGCGTCGTCGCGGTGGCCGACATCGGCGGCGACCGGTTCGAGGTCGACGGGTGGACGTGCCCGGATCGTGTCGCCGCGCTGGCCGCGGCCCGGCTGACGGTACGCACATTGGGTGTGCCCGGGCGGATCGTCGTCGAGCCGGCACTGGCGACCGTCGCTCCTCGAGCGGACAAAGCCAAACCCGAGGACGTCCGTTTCGGGCTGCCGCTACTGCGCGAGCTCGTCGACTCCGGCCGGGTGGTGCACGACTCGACACCCGAGCTCGACGTGCAGCTCGCCGAGTGTCGAGTCCGCGCCGTACAAGGCGGCCTCGCGCTGGCGTCGCCGGCACGCTCCGATCTCGTCCGCGCTGCGGCGTTGGCGACCCGCGCCGCGGTGGTTCACCGGCCGCAGCCGGGCATTCACTGACCGATGCGCGGTTGTTGCATTTGCAACGACTAGTGTCGAGCGGCGATGCATGCGACCCCGGTTGAGCCAGAGCCTGTCGAACCCGACGAGCCCGTTACACCAGACGACTGAACATGTGATGGAACGCCCACCGTCGACCGGACGGTACGCGACCCTCGGTCTCGGTCGGGTGGAAACCCGCTCACTCAACCCTCAGAACATCACGCCCAACGACACGGTCCCGCCGGCGTCGGATCCGGGCACGGTCGGTGTCACCGACACGGTGATCCCCGGCGACCCGAACGGTGTCGAGCTCATCGACGAAGGTCCCGGTGGACCGTGGCCGCCGTCGATCATCCGCCCCTCGGCATGGTCCGGGTGGCCGGCCGAGTGGGCGACGCCGAACTGGTGGGGGCGGCTGCAGACGTTGACCGACACCGCCTGGACCTGTCTCGATCTCAACTCGTCGCTGCTGGCAACGATGCCGCCGTACCTGGTGGGGGCGTCGCCGTCGCTGCCCGACGACTGGCTCGAGAATCCTGACCCGGACAAGTACGCCTCATGGGAGGAGTTCGCCAAGCAGCTATTTTGGGATTACCAGCTCGGCGAGGCCTTCGTCCTGGTGACCGCCCGCTACTCGAACAACTTCCCGGCCCGCTTCCATGTCGTCGAGCCGTGGTTCGTCAACGTCGAGATGGTCGGCGGCCAGCGTCGCTATTCGATCGGCGGCATCGACGTCACCGCCGACATCTTGCACATCCGCTACCAGGGCGCCACCAACGATGCCCACGGCCACGGCCCGCTCGAGGCCGGCCGAGCCCGGCTGATCGCGGCGACGGTGCTGACCCAGTACGGCACCAACATGGCCAGCTCGGGTGGCATCCCGAACTCGGTGCTGACGCACCCCGACGAGCTCACCAAGGCGCAGGCGACCGAGCTGCAGAACGACTGGATCACCGCCCGCCTGTCGACCCTCGGATTGCCGGCGGTGCTGTCGGGTGGCGTGAAGTTCGAAACGTTGCAGATCTCGCCGAAGGACATGGCGATGATCGAGCTGCTGCAGTTCAACGAGTCGCGCATCGCCGTGCTGCTCAGGGTGCCACCGTTCCTCGTCGGCTTGCCCTCGCAGGGTGATTCGTTGACGTACAACACCGTTTCGATGGCCCTCGACTACCACTGGCGCGCCGGGCTGCGACCCATGGCCCAGGCGGTGATGGCCGCGCTGTCGTCGTGGCTGACCCCTCGCGGGACCCGCATCGAGGTCAACCGCGACGCCTACGTGCAGCCCGAGCCATATGAGCGGGCGCAGACGTGGGAGATCCTGATTCGCATCGGTGTGCTCACCGTCGAGCAGGTGCAGGCGATCGAGCGATACGGGGCCGGCGACGCGTCCGGCGCCAACGACATGATGACGGGGGCAGCCCTATGAACGATGACATCGAATATCGAACCGCGACGACGATCGAGGTACGCCACGCCCAACGAATCATCGACTTGATCGCCGTGCCGTACCGGGAGAAAGCGGAGGTGTTCCTGCGGCGCCTCCGACGTTGGGTGATCGAGGAGTTCGACCCTGGCGCGTTCAACGGCGTCACGGGCGACGTGCTGGTCAATCGTGCTCATGATCCCGAG